GTCATATTCTGACATTCATCAACTATAATAATAGAATGATCAAGTGTTATTCCTCTTATAAATGAAGTTACCATAAATTGTACATTATGTTGTTCAGTTAATCTTTGATAAGCATCTTTCTTTGTAAACAGTTCAGCACATATATCCATATATGGTTTTTCATATACTTCGCATTTTTCTTTCTCATCACCAGGCAAGTGTCCTATCTCTCTTGTAGGAACAGCTGAACGCACTATTACAACTTTTGAATAGTTATCCTTTGATAATACTTGTTCTAGTGCTTTGTAAAGTGCAATATAAGTTTTTCCAGTGCCTGATACACCATGGAGCATTATAAAGTTTGATTTGTCGTATATTTGGAAAAACTTTTGTTGATTGGTTGTTAATGCTTCAACTTGATATAAATCGTCAAGTCTTACTTTTAGTTTGTTGTTTACTACATGTATATTGGTTTGAGGAGAGGGTTGAGTTTTTAATGTAGACTTTCTTGACATATAAGTCCTCTGAGTTAAGGTTAATGTGATCACCTTTCATAATCAATTTCTCGATAATTTGTCTTTTAAGTTATTTCGTACGCCTCCTGTCTTTTCTTTAATTTTAGATAGTACTTCTCTAAAGCCATCATCTGGACCTTTCATGCCCATGCGAACAAGATCGCCAAATGCAGGTCCTGTTAGAATGACTTGTTCTAGATGTGGATTGTTATCTTTAAACTCTTGATGCTTATGGACTGAAAATTTATGTTCTTCAATCTCACCAGTTTCTTTATTTTTAAATGTGTATGTTGCCATATGCTTTATTTATTTAAAATACGTGTTCGTGATTATAAACTTGAAAAGAAATGTTGTTATCAATTTCTTTAATCAATTGAGCTTTAGCTTTTTCAATTTCTTCTTCAGATTGAAAAATACCAACAAATTTTGCATTCTTTTCACGACCTTTACTGTCCATAGTTTTGTACTCTAATGAAAAAAACCTTCTCATACTAAGCTCCGTAGTATGTAGGTTCATCACCATTTATTGTGTATATTGAATCTACTCTATATGTAGGTTGAGAAGGTCTATCAACTATGCTATCCATATCAGAAGAAGTAAATGTATAATCCATTTGACCTTTTCCTTCATTATCCAATGGAAATTCAAAATTTTTATAAGATTCTATTTCAGGATCCTTCCAGTCCATGGTATCGACAACTTCAGAATCAATGTCGTCATACAATGAATCTGTATTTACCATTTCTAAATGACCACCTTCATTCCATCCAATCATATTCATAAATGAAGATATATTATCAACAAACTCCTCTTCGTCTACCGAAGTAAACTCAAAGGTTACTTTATTTTTATCATTAATATTTTCTTGAACTATTGTATATTTGTATTGCATTAGTTTCTCCTCATATTAGCATGATCAACAAGATCATTATCGTTAAAAACGGGAACGGAATTAGACTTATGCAAAGTGCTAACACCAAGCATACTTGAACCTGTGTACTCATTTCTTTCTTTTTTAATACATGGTGAAAAATTGTCAATATTAAGACTTTTAACTTTTTGAGTTTCTCTAGGAAATACTCCAGATTGTTCCAACGTAAACCTTTTTTCATTTATATCACCTTGTAAGTGAGCAGGTAATACTTTACGTTTAGAATAAGGTTTAATACCAAGTTTTCTGCTTTTTTTAGACACACCATAATTTAAATATTTCATCACGACTCCTTTTTTGGTCTACCTCTTTTTTTCTTAGGTTCTTCTATTATAGCAGGAGGTAATAAATTAGGGAATGTTTCTCTAACTAATTTTTCCGTAATAGAAGGATATTTTTCTTGTAATTTTTTATCTTTTACAATACATACTAACTTTGCCTCTTCAATATTCAGACCACCTAACATTTCAATAAAAAGTTGTTCTCTTCTCATTCTTGTCATTTGTTGATTAGGATCTAACCAAATATAAAATCTTTTAAACTCTCTTTCCAAAGTAGTATCTTCAATACCAGCTGGTTTTTCTTCATTTTTAAAAGGAGGAATACCTTCTGGTAATAAAAATTTAACATTAGGATTAAAATTGTAATTTAAAAAATGACCTACAACCATATTTTCAACAGCATGGTTTCTTAACAAGTTTATTCTATCAAGATCATTGGCTTGTTTCTCAACCATATCATATACTTCATTTACAAGATGTCTCATACAAATTCCTCAATTGATTCAATCATTTTATTAAGTTTATGTTCATTAAAATAATTCATAAGAATGTCTTTGTTTAGTTGAACGTCAAAAGGAGGCTCTGCTTTAATAAAAGCCAACTGTATTTCAGTTTCGATATTGTTTGGTATTCTTGATAAGTCAACAAGTGTTTGATTACGTTCAAAGTTTCTAACAAAACCACTGTCCTGAGGCATTTCAGTAGGATTACTTTTCCATGCCTCTAGTTTTTTAGATTGTATTGGTCTTTGTCTTTTACCTTCAACAATTGCGTCATCATCAGTAAGAACATTAGGAACACCATCACCTTTATCACCTTTTATAATATGTTCAAATAAAATGTCTTTTGGATCACCATTACATACTACATACTTATTTTTGATAGGAGACCACTGTTTTACATTGTCAAATTTTTGTAATTGCATAAAATCATGATCGCCTGATACTATAATTATTGGTTCGCCAGGATGTTTATTCTTTACATAGGTAGCTATAATATCATCTGCTTCAGCTCCTTCTACTTCTACAACTTTCCATGGAAAGTTATCTTTAAGCTCTTTCTTTAACATATTAATAGTATCAAATATTAAATTCCAATCATGTCCTGACTCTTGTCTAACTTTTTTTCTATTAGCTTTGTAAAAAGGAAAGAAATCCTTTCTCCAATACTTTTTACTATCACAAGCAATAGTCATATCTCCATACTCATCTTTAAATTGTTTATAATGACTTCGTATAGTATTAATAACCATATGACGAATTAAATTAACTTCTAAGTTGGCTTTTTTATTATTCCCAATCTCAGCCATAATATTGGAAATCACGGTTTGTGAATAATCTACTATAATCATATATCACCTTTTTGTTGAACTTATATTGTAACTTTAAAAAACTAAAAGCTCAACGTTACTTTTTACTTTTGAATACTTTTTCTAATACTTCTTTAGGTATCTCTGATATATCATTTTTATCTACTACTTCTTTCGTATCATCATACTCATCAAGATTAATTGTAACAGTTTTTTTATTTCTTGTGCCTTTTGGTCTACCTCTACCTCTAATAGTTGTAATGTTATAATACAGTTTTACTTCTCTATTAGCTGCTATAAGAAGTATAATAGCTAAAGGATCAAAAACAAGTACAATAATTACAATAACTGCTCTTACTGCCTTTTCAATTAATTTTTTATCTGCTTCACCATATATAAAATCAGCAATATATTTTATAGGACCAACTTCTGCTTCAAAAGCAATTTGTTCTCTATTCAGTACAAATTTTTGTTGTTGTAAATCTGTAATGATAACTTGCGCATCATCTATAATAACATTTAATTCTTGTCTTTCGGATTTTTGTTTTTCTCTAGTAGCTATTGCACCAGAAGGACCTCTTACTCTATCGTAGTCCATTAATGTTTGAACTGCTTGATCAAGTTGTGATATAACTAATTCAGCATCAGTTATTCTTTTTTGTTCTCTATGTATTTTTTTATCAAGTAATTCTATTTGTAATGTATTGTCACCTGTAACAGTTGTTTGTTCTATATGGGCTTTTGATAAGAAACCAAATATACCCATAGAAGTAATAAATGATAATATTACAACAGCTACACTAAAATAATATTTTAAAACTGCTGGTGCAGTAGTCCAGTTTCGATACAACCAAGATGCAGCAACTAACTTACATATCTCTAAACTTACACCCATAATTATAATAGGAATTTCTGCAGCCGGAAATATAGATACTAACCCAACTATAGAATAAAATGCTGCTACTGCTGATAAAAACAAAGCAGAACCAAAAAGTAAAAAGATAAAAGTCATAATAGTTTAATGTGAGTTTTATTTACACGACAGTTAATTATACCATTATACCACTTTTGATTATCTTCTAAAACTGTGCGCAGGAATTGTTCTTTAGCTTCTAAGTAGTTAGCTACTCCTTTAGATTTGCAAAGATGAATTATTTCTCTTGTAAAATTACTTTCACCAAGTTCTTTTATATCTTTTTTAAGTTCTTCAGAAGAACTCCAATATTTTTTCCAGTCAGATTCTACTTTAACTTTTCTTTTCTTCTTATTAACTGTTTTGCGTTTAGTAGTCCAAAAGAATTTTTTACCAATATATTTTCTATCATTAGTAAGGTTAGTGATAATGTAAACAAACCCGTAATTATCACCCGGTTCATTGAATTCTTCTCCTTTAT